TGGAAATTGCTTTACAAGTTCGTTAATTGGAATAACCTTAACTTCACCAACATAATATATATCGTCAAAGTATGGCGAGTCAGTGTAAGAATAAACTAAGTTAGCTGGATCTACATACTTAACTACTGCACCTTCAGAAGTATTAAACTCTGTTTTTACTGCACCAATACCTAATACAGCTAGATCATAATAAAATCGTTTTTTAGTAAGCTCATATCTACTACCGTCTAGCAAAGTATTAATAGCTTGCTCTTCAGCCATTTCTACCGCTTGCTTGTAATCGAGCTGCATGTGTAGCGCTAGCTCATCTTCATCTTGTGGTAGTGAACTTGGATCGTTAGCATATAAATTAATGCCAAACGCTTCTTCAGCAAAGTTGTTTATTTCTTGAGTACGCATATCATCTAATATAGACTGCATATACTCTGTTCTTTTTTGAACACCAAAAGGATCTTGCGAATAAGCTTTAATGTCGTAAGTTCTTTCAGCGATACCATTAACAACAATATCTACAAACTTTGGGATAATTGGAACTGGCTTCCAATCAAGATTTAAGTAGCTTAAGTCACCATTGATAGATAACTCATCTTTATATTTTTGTATTGATTGCTCTCCTCTAGCGTAAAGCCTTAGTTTGTGGAAATACTCTTGGTTGTTGTTATACCTGTAGTTCCCATAGCCATCATTAAACCACTCTTGTTCAATAGCTTTAGCCACTTTCAAACCATAGTCGTAACTAATTTTTTCAAGATCACTAACGACTTGACTTGGAAAATAACTTTTAATCAGCGAATCAGCCATATTTATTCAATTATTGATGATGTATAACCGTCATTTCTATACTTGGCTATACTAATGTTTAGTTTACTTACTTGTTTATCAGCTCTTGGTTTATATAAATTTCTATTACAAGCCATTACTGCTAAGCCGCTACTTATTGAAGCATCGTGCTTTGTTCTTTTGTTTATATCAAACTTTGCCCAATCATTTAAAGTTTCGTTAAAGTACATTGTACCATAAGTGCCATCTTTTAAATGACCAACGTGATCATTAATATACATTTCAATAGCAGCAGCGTGCGCTTGCTTTATATCTTCACTAGAGTTTGGCATACCACCTATTTCTTTTTCTGTTGTAGATAGCTTATTCCAAACCTTATCAGGTCTGTTCATGCTAAATCCTCTATACCCTCTTCTTTTGAAATGATATAATAATCTTGGTTTGTTATTCTCTGCTAGTATTGGCATACCGTAAAACACGCACGCCATTAATACATCTTCAAAAAATATTTCCGCGGTCTGTGGTCTTGCAATATATTCTAGGAAAAAAGTATTGGCAGGCGCTGATTCCATACTAAACTTTGTTAGTCCATGAAGAGATCCGTTGGATCCTCTACCATCAACAGTACCGCTAATATCATAACTATCGCAGCCAAAAGCGCCAACGTGCTCATTTCCTGGGTATTTAATTCCATTTTTAAGTATCACTCTATTTTGAAGATTTCTATCTGGCACCCAACTAACTTTAAATCTACCATTTGGATCTGGCGTAAATATAACTTGAGTATCTTTTATACCATTAACCCACTGGAAGCTCCCGGTTGTTACAACGCTAGAGTTTCTATGACCTTCATTGTAGTCTATCTGCTCATATATTTTAGTTAGATTAAATAGACTATTTTTAGTCTCATCTCTAAAAGCGTGTTCTTCTGTTCTTGGAAACTGACGATAAAACTCGTTTAAAGCATCCTGGTCGTCTTTTAAGCCATCAACTTCATTTTCCCAATGATCTACAACCCCAATGTCTATTAGTTCACCGTCTGGTCCATAAACATCTCGTCCTGGAGTAGTGAAGACAGGTCGTCCATACTCATCAATAAATCCTTCAAAGTTCCATTCCATTGGAATAAACAAAGCATATAAACCAGATTTTGTTTGACCATTTCTATTTCGCTTTGTGACATCACTGTCGTTATATATTTTTTTGTAATTATCGCCACCTTTGTCTAGCGCGTTGCTAGTCGAGCCCATCATACACTTACCAATAATTCTACTACCCAGTCTAAGACATGTTTTTGTTACGCGCCAGTTGTTTAGTATATTATCTGGCTTTTCCCACTTACCACTTTCATCGTGTACTAATAAATCAAGCTTTTCACCATCATAACTGTTATCTCCAGTATTCTTCCAGTCTATTGTCGTATCAAGACCAACAAGTTCTTCAAGCTTTTCTTTAGATGTAATTTTTCTACGAGTAAGTTTACTAGCTGGAACCCTATAAGCCAACTCTGACTTGGGTCTATCCATACCATCTTGTATAGGTTTGAAAAAGAAAGGATAGTTAATCGATATAGGTACAACCTTGTCTGTAAACATTTTCTTGGCATCTGATCCTGATTTTGATAATATTCCAAACCTAGCGTCACTAGAAAGCGTTGCTTGATTTACTGTTTCTGCAGAACTCATAAATGAAAAACCAGAACGTCTGTTTTTAAGATAACACATACCATAGCAGCGTTTATCAGCTTTGCAAGCCTCCCAAAATATAAAGAATAATCTATTAGCTTCACGGAAGTCTGGTGAGCCTACATCTATCTTGCTCCATTGCAAATACATATAATGGCTACCTGGAATCCAAGTTGACTGACCACCATTGTTAAACCAAAAGCCTTGATCACGACGTTTAAACTCTTCGTCTATATAATCGTACCAACGCTCTTTAGCTTCTTCTGGGTAATCTCTCCAGTCAAATATAGTTTTAAGTTTAGCTAGTTCTTTAGGGTATTCAAAACGCTTCCATTTCTTTTGATCGTTAGAGTACACTTGCTTAGGCTCTTTTGGTAAAGCTATTTTTAAACCTTGTATTTCATATATATCACCTATTTGACCAGTCTTAGATATTACTATAATATCATTTTCCTGGTTATAACCATAATCCCACTTCTTAGACTTGTTGAGTCTAGTAATAGTGTTATGCTTAACTGGTTCTATTATTTTATATAAGGTTTGTTCGTACATTATTTAGATCTACCTTCTGCAAAACCTTTAAATACTCTTTCTTCTTTTTTCTCAGGTTCTTTACCTTCTAACGCGTTCTCTTCTTCTTGTATGCGATTGAGTATTTCAAAAGCATCAAATATAGCTAACTTTTTCGTAGCAGCAGCGTTCTTCAATCTATCAGCAGAGACATCGTCTTCAGTGTTAGTTATTATTTGCTCTTCAGCAACTTTTATTAACTCTTCAACTGCTTTGCGTCCAGCTCGGATTATATTCTTCTTCGTCTCCTTGATAGTCATATTTTATTGTAATTTCTTTTGATAATACTCTATACAGTCTTTGACCGTCTATAACAAACTCGTATTCACTCCAAGGTGTAAAACCTACTAAGTCGCCAACGTCTACGCTACCATCAGTATGTTTAACAACACCTATTAAAGATCTTTCTTTAGACTCATCAAACATTTCTGTTGACTTTAGTGGTTTAACAAAGCAATAGCCTTTTAATCCTTTCCATTTAGTATCAAAACGCTTATAAGCAAATATCTGATCTTCTTTTACGAAATACTTATCTTCTTCAAAATAGCTTCTACTGTTTTTTTCTTCACCTCTAATGTTGTGCCATCTTCTAAAAACATTATGATGTACAATAACAATATCTCCTACTTGAAGTTGTGACTTAATGCCTTTTGGAACGGCTATTATCTCTGCTTCTCTATTTACGTATTGATGATTAAATATTTCTGTATTAACGAGTAGCTCTTTACCGTCAACATCAACAGAATTATTATATCTACCACCAACAGGCTTTATGATATAATCAAATAATGCTTGCATTAATACTCTAAGTTATACTCTATTGAAACAGCCATATTCTTATTAAAATCTTTCCAAGGTAAAACATCATTACCTTTACTGATATAAATAGAATACTTATCGTCTTCTTCTATTATATTACAGATGGTATGCCCTCCATAGACCTCTTGGCCTACGGAGTAATGCATCGCATCTATTTTATAATCTTTACCTATTGTAATTTTACGAATTAGCTTGCTCATTTTCTGGGTATTTAATTTCTCCAGTATTGATGTCAAGATCAATTGTACCGTAAGTTTCTTCTAAATTCTTTTGCACCGCTTGAAGTTTTTGATTGACAGCGTCTAGCTCATGAAGTAGCACGTGCTTTCTAGCTTCAATATTACCTACTTCTAGTTTACCTTGATTCATCATAGATATGATTGCTTGAATCTCTTGTAGTTCTTGGTCGGTAATTTTTTCTGGTCGAAGGTTAGCCACCTTCGGAGTCTTTCTTTTTGCCATGATTTAATTTAATTTTATTAATAATTATAAATATAAGTTCTATTAACTTATTCCGTGTTCGCTCAATAAGTGAGCTGTTATTTTATCTTGATCACCAGAAGATAAATCTGTATCGTATATTACTGCCTCATAAAAATCCATATCTGAACTTCCATCAGCTATTTTTGAAAAGTCAAAAAGATTGGATATACTTGTAATGGCAGAGCCTGTTACAGTTTCATTTATAGCGCAATCAATCCTGCCATCACTTTTTCTAACAAGTTTTATTAAAATTTTACCTGCTGGAACAGGCGTACTTAACGCTATGTTATAGGCGATGCTATTGGCAACAAATCTAACCGATCTAGGATCTGAACCTGGATATAGCTGAATCGAGTCTGTCGTGTCAGCTACACCAATTACAAACTCATCTCTAGCACCAGCTTCTACTACGTCCATAACTACAAATATAGTAAAGTTACTCAAGTTTAACGTGTCTCCACCTGTTGATAGATCATTACTTGCAACAGTCGCAAACGTTAATTTACCATCTGAGGAGTTATAAGGTATTTGTCCAGTGTTTGATAAGTCCATATTTTGAACTGTATTTCCACTAGAGTCTTCCCAACCAATAACAAAACCTTTGTCTAAAGTTATACCAGTTTTAAACTTATACCAAGCTTTTATACCAGCAAACGAAGCTAAGTTTATACCAGACGGTCTATTTGACTTTATAATTCCTAGTCCTAGTCCTAACATTATTTTTTATAAGCGATGAATGTTTCTCCAGCAGCTACTGTTATAGCTGTTATATTACCGTATACTACTGTTCCGGCTGTATACGTGACGCCTGAATAAGTTCCAGTTCCATCAGCCACAGTAAATACAGTAGGCGTACAGTCAGTTATAAACTGGACCGCGTAAAAGCTCCCTGTTGTTGCTGTAGCTCCAGTTGTGATAACAGAACCCATACGACCTATCGCCGTGTCTTCTAAGAATAATTTTGCCATTTTATTTTTTTACTTTTTCAATTGAGCGTCCTCCAAAATAGGCCCCAATTACAGTTATTAAAACTAATTGTAAAAGATCAACCCATTTGTCTTCTACATTAAACATAATCACACCTGCATCAATGAAAATTAGCAGTGTAGTTGATATTACTAACCAAGCTAGCACTAATGGACGTATTGACTTGCTTAACCATGAGTCTGATTGCATGTCAGCTTGCCATCTAGCTGTAACTTGTTCTTGTATTTTAGCTTCGCTATCTAAAAGCATTTGCTTTATCTTAGCTTTAGCTTCTTCTCTTTCTTTATCTGTAGTGATTACTTTGTCAAGTATTCCCTCGG